CGGGCCATCTTTGCTTTAAGCTGGTTCCATGCGGCTAAACGCTTTCCAGATGGTATGTTTGGGTTTGCCATTTCCCCAACCAACTTCTCAAACATTTTACGGTCTTCGTTGGATACGCCAGCGCCCAGCTTGTTGCCCGGTAACAAAGCCAGCGTCAGGTCACTAGCAATAACTTCAAGCGCACCGATGGCTTCCATGCCCTTTGTAGTGCCGCCGCCCATGCTTTCAGGTATAAAGCCGACTATATCTGCACCCAGCTTTTCCGCGCCGCCGCTTGTTGACCTTTTAATCAGATCGGCGACGGGGTCTTTACCAGATGTAAAGTCAAACCCTGTGATGTCTTTGAAACTTTTAACCGTGCGAGCTTTGTCGGCGGTGCTGGCGGCTTGTCGGATGGTTTGCGGTGCGCCAGCACCTGTGGGTGTACCACCGCCGCTTGTGTTGCCTGTCTCAAACTCACGCATGGCCCGCGCCACAACAGGGATTTGCGCCGCAGTTATAGGTGCATTAATGTCAACGCCAGCTTTCTGTGCAACGTACTTCTTGTAGTTGCTAACAGACGCGGCACTGTTTTCTGGCCCTTGCGGTGCATAACGGTTGATGATTTTGTCAATCGTGTTGAAGCCCTTGTTGACGTAGCTGCCGCGTAGCAAGTTTTCTTGCGCGGCGATACCGGCTTGCGGCGTATCAAAGGTAGCAAAGCCACCGCTTGCGCCAGCGTAGCCGGGCTGTGACCGTGCGAACGCACCATCTTTAATAGCGCCGGGGTTAGTTTGCAGTGCAGCAGCAACGCTGCCCCTAGCCGGCGCGCCGCCCGCAACGCCGCGCGAACCGCCGACGCCCGGCGCCGTATAACCGCCGATTGCGCCGGCGCTTACAGGGTAACCCCTTCCAGTGTTGGGGTCAACGATGATAGGGCCAAGTTCATCAGTGTTGACAACAGTTGGCTTAATGTCAACAGCGGCTTCGGAACCTTCAACGACTTCAGCAGGACCGCGGCCATATTTAGGTGTGCGAATTACGCGAGTAGACGTGCCAAGATTCTGCGTCGTAAATTCGTTTGACAATTCTTCTGCGGCAGTCAATGCTTTAGATGCAGATGCTTCTTTCCACGGCTGAAACATCGCGGGGTCGGTCGGCATATTCTCTACGGCGTCTGACAACATACCCTGATATAGCGGGTTTTGAAATTGAGGAAGGCTGGCAATGCGCTGCGCGAACCCAACCACTTGGTCAGGTGAGTCGGCGTTCTTCAACGCCGTATAAACAAACGCATTAAACTCAGCCCCTGTTTTAAGGTCCATACCCGTGGCTTCTGCCTGCGCTTTAGCTAGTCTAGGCGCTTGCAATTCTACTTCGCGTGCTTCACCAGCGCGGGCAAAATCCATCTCTTGACGTGCACGTTCGCCTTGAAGTTGCGCCGCGCGCTGTTGCGACGCCAAGTTTATCATGTTCGCCATCTGCGTTGTAGCGCGGGCAGGATCAGGAAGCTGCGGATTGCGCGCCTGAAGTGCTATCATCTGGTTTGCCATATAATTAACCTCTTGGTAAGCCGGGAAGACGGTATGGCGTGCTAGAACCAAAGCCGGGGCCTTGCGCCGCGCCTCTATCAAACGTGTTACCGCGGTAAAAATCCATCATAGCGTTCTGCATGGGTATTTGACCCGCCATTCCACCAATCTGACCAAGGGCTTGGTTCAGTGCGTTAGCCTGACCGATGTATCCAGACGCGCGCGCTTGACCGGCGTTATAGATGTTCGACGCTTCGTTCTGGCCCATCTGTCCAGCAGCGCCGGTCATCACGTTTGCGGCGGACTGACCTGAACCCATCAATGATTGCAGCGGATTAAGGCGTGCTGCGCGCTCGACCTGATAGCGGTTAAACGCGTTCTGATATTCTTGGCTGGCTAAGTCTTGACCGAAACGCTGCACACCCTTCAAGGTGGAGCCAGACAGCAGATTGCCGCGTGCGGCTGCCGACCGCTCTAGCGCCTTCATGCCTTCCGCTTGGCGGAAAGCATAACCGGGGTCTTGTTGGAATTGATCAGTGCCAAAGGCTTTCGCCATGCTGCCGTAGCCAGCCGCGGCCTTATCACCGCCGATGCCCAGCAACTGCATAATCTCATTTTGCGCTGTTAATCCGCCTTGGCGAAACGGCTCTTGCAAAGCCTTCTGTTCTTCAAACATACGCTGCTGTGCAGCGGTAGCATCGCGCGCGGCCTGTTCTTGCGTTCTGGCGGCTCTCTTAGATGCTTTGCCAGCGATGGCGCCGCCGGCAAGTGAACTTGCGGCGGATATGCCTGCGGCGATTGCCATGCCTGTGGTAAGTGCCATTAGTTTAATCCCTTTACGAACACACGTTCTGTGGGTGTATACCCTAAACGCCCGTACATTTTCACCATAGTCTCAACGCGGTCGTTGTCTAGCGCAACCATAAACATAGCTTCTGCCTGCTTACTCTTACCCCATTTTTCTATCTCTTGGAATAGCAATTTTGATGCTGCTCCGCCCCGTGCGTCTGGCTTGATATACCACCACAACTCCTGCGCCACTAGCTTTGCAGGGTTGAAGTACATAGGGTACGCAATCGCCGCGGTAATGCCGATCAGTTCGCCTGCGTCTTCCGCCACCAAAACAATCATGTTTTCGCTGTCTAGCGCGCCTTCGACAAACGCGGCAGTGCCATCGCGGTCGAACGGAACTATATGGCTAACAGGTGTCGTCGCAACAAACGCTTCCGCCAAGTCCATGTAGCTTGGCATGTCGTCAATAGTGGCGGCGCGCACTGTTACGGACATTAGCTAACCAGACGACCTGACGCGCGGATGTTAATTGCCGACGCCGTGCCAGCGATTGTGCTGATGAAGCCATTGTTCGGCAGCACATGGCCGACCAGTTCAGGAAACGTATACGTCTCTGATGGCTGGAGCGTCTTGGTCTTAACAATCAAGTTGTCGTTGCCTGCGCTGCCCGCAGCCGTCACAAGGTTGACGCTGATCGTCGCAGCCGACACACTGTAGTTAGTCGCGGTAAACTTGTCGATGATTGTCTGCACGCCGTTCGACGTGTACTGCGTCGTTTGGCTGTTCTCCGCCGTCTTAGCGGGGATGATGTTACTGATTGATACGGCCATATTATGTCTCCAAAGAACTTATGTTGTCAGTCACCGTCAAAATTACCGACGGAATTGAAGGGTGAACGGCAGACGCCGCTTCAGCTAACAAAATAACAGATGTGTCGTCCACTTCCCACATTAATTCGATGTAGTCGCCAGCGTTTAGTTGGATGACGTAATTCCATGCAGCCAAAATTTCAGCGTTATTACCTTGTATGCGGATTTGACCGGCGCTGTCGGGTACGTTGACGCCGTTCTTGCGTAGCCACACCCACGCCAATGCGACGCCGCCAGCCGTCTTGTCTAGCTGCGCGGAGAACTGCACGTTGTAGACATTTGGCCGGTCAACAAAGATGCGCGACGTTGGTGTGCCGCGGGTGACGCCTTGCGACAGATCAGTGGTATTGAACGTCATGGCGTAGGCTGTGTTGATTGCTGCCGCTGTCTGTGATGTCGTGTCATAGAAAGAACCGTAGCGCGGCGACCGAAACTCTTTTGGTGGTGGCGACAGCGCCAGCGCCTGCAACTGCGATTGGATAACCGCGATGTCGCTTTCCGTAGCAGCCGGCGGTGTGCTGGCGGTAGCTTGTGCAAGGCTGTTTACCTTGGCATCCACGTCAGCCGTAGCAGAACAGCAGTCAGGGGCGCTTTCGGTTGTCTGCGCCAACGACTCCAGCATGGCGTCATAGGACGCTATCAGCGACGTAGCGTCCGGCGCTAACTCGACTTCGTCTTGGTTGGTCTGCGTAGCTGTCAACAGCGATAGGAAGAACCGATACCATTCACGGCTAATCGCGCCTGATCGTTCGTCGATCAGGGCCACACGCGGCGGCGTTAGCTGTGTAGGATTGATCGGCGAATACGCCATTAGGCAGTCGTTCCGCTGAGCAGCAGTTCAGCGCCCATAATGTAAATCCGTACAGGGTCGGTGCCTGACACTTCGTAGACGCGGTCGCGTATCTTCATCGTCGCGCCAAGGCGGCGCCAAATGGTACGATAGCCAGAACGGCCAATACGGCCCATCGACTTCCAGTGTTCGCTGGACCATGTGTGCCCGCCGTCGTCCGACCAGCGCAGCATGGCTTGCGGATTGCTGCCTTGGCCGTTGTTCAGGCCCACGCCTGTCTCGCAGTCAAGCTGCATGGAGTGCTGGATAGTACGCGCAAGGTTGTTAGCGCCTGTCGGCAGCGCGCGCCATGACCGCAGCCATTTCTGCGGTGCGCCATCGTCAGCGTATACGTTCAGGTCGAATGAATAAATCTTGCCGTTTTGATAGTCGCCGACGACCGTAGTGGCGTTGAAGAACATCTGGCTGCTGGCGCGGTGACGGTTAAACTCGCCGTTAGCAAACGACGCCCGCTCATGCCATGCGCCAGTGGCGACATCATACACCCATGTGGTGTTGGCGGTGGGGAAGTTCAGAACGTAGAAGCTGTGGCCGTCCTGCTGATACGTGTAGCCGGTCGCGTCTGAGATGTCGGCATACTCTTGCATCTGCCATTCGATAGCGTGCGTAGACACGCGCTGACCGATGTAGCCAGCGGCCCTGTAGACGATGCCTTGGCCGCGCGCGTCCTTACCTAGCCAATAGACTTGGTTGTCCATCTTGGCGATGCTGTAGGGCGCCGCGCAACCTAGTTCGTTGAACGCACCTTGGATACGCGTCAGCGGGAAGTCGAGCAGCCCTGCGTCGTACCAAACTTCGGTCGAGTTGGTGCCAAACACCCACACTTCGCGGTGGTCAACAAAGATAGCGACCACATTGTCTGGATTGCCTTCGGCGCTGGCAAACTCCAGCGGATCAACAGACAGGCCGTCGAGCAGCGATGTCACCCAGATTTTCTGCGTGCCGGGTTCGTTGAACGTAAAATAGCCGTCGATGTAGCCGACCGTGCCGGCGCCGGGGAAGTCAGGGTCGGTGATCTGCTGGAACACATCGGTGTTGGCGTTGTAGATGTAACCTAGCGGGTTAGCAGCTATGAATAGCTGCGTGCCGTTGTCAGCCATGCTGACAGGGCCAGTGCCGCCTACAGTGCCTTTGGCGACCGCGTTCCAGTTGCTGTCGATCTGATACAGCGTAGGGCCAGATACGGCATAGCCGTAGTCGCCATAGGTCCACAGCCCGCGGATAGGGCCAATGCCGATAGTCGCCAGCCGCGTGAGGCCGGGCGCGCGCTGAAGGAACGCTGGTTCCTTGCCGCCTTCAGGGACAATCTCAGGAAACAGGTTAACCATACGGTTGTCGGCGGCGTTGACGCTTCTAGCGACATACGCCGACCCAAGGATCGGCGTCTTCATTAGTAGTTCCCGGCGTAGATGTTGAACCGCTGACGTGAAGCAATCAGGCTGTACGGTACCGACATGATGTCATCAGGGTTGTTGATGCGCTTGATGTTACGCTTCGACGACATCGCCAAACGGCGGACTTGCGATGAAGGCTCCGTGCCAAACTCAGGGGCCATTTCGCAGGCCAAGTTATAGCGGAACGCACGCAGATAGCCGGGCGGGAAGTGCAGTTGCGTTGCCAGCGTCGCAGGCTGCGTCAGTTCTTCAACCGAAATGAAATGCCATGTCAGGTCCGCTGTGGGGCGCGGATAGATAAACATTTCAATGTCAGGGTACGTCATGTTGACGAAAATAACTTGCGGAAATGTCGATGTGACGGACTTGACCGCGATACCGTTATACTGCTGCTGGTTGATAAATTTGATGCCGTAGCTGACGCCGGTGCCGGGCTGGACGAAGTACGTCGAGTCATCAAGCAGAACAGGACGGTTGCCGACAAAGTCGCCGGAAGGCCCAAGCGTGCGCGATATTTGCCCTGCGGGCCATATGAATACTTGGTCTTGTGTTGCAAAGACGGACAGGCGCTCTGTGTTCCAGCTATCAATCATCTGGTTCATGGCGCGCAGTGCGTCTTGCGATGTCTCAGCCGATGGAACTTCGCCTTCTGCCAGAACGCCTAGCAGCCTAAGCGATCCGTTAATGATGTCCCCAGCCGTTTCCATTGGTTAGTCTTCCTGCGTTGTGCGGCGGCGACTATTGCGCGCCGGCATTTCGTTTACTGGCGCCTCTACAGGCGCGTCAGGATTATAGCGTTCCCAGCCAAAATATTCATCAGAAATCGCTTCTTCTTCTGAAATAGCGACTTTTGCGCCGTGGACTTCGTGAACAAGATATATAGCAGCCATAGAAACTCCGTAAAATGGACGGCCCGAAAGCCGTCCACTATATTAGCTGATCGCCATGAACTGCCACTTGGTGCCGTCCGCATAGAACAGCTTGCCACGGCCAGTAGCGTTCGTCGTAATGCCGAGCGAACCTACAGGTGCGGAAGTGGTTGTTGTGTTAGCGGTAATCGCCGTGCTGAGAATGTAAACACCTGCGTTAAGATTGGCGGCTACTTCGTCGCCTGTTGTTTCGATTGTCGAAGCAACCACGCCGCCGTTGGCGACGAGCGCGCCGGTGGCGACAATAGCGCCGCTAACCGTGACGCTTTCAAACTCAGGATCGGCGTAAGCAACGCCTACTGCTTTAGTATTGGGCATAATTGTTCTCCTGAAAAGGATGCCCCGACCGTAGCCGGGGCAAACCTATTAGCCAGCGATGCGGTACAGGTTGTACGTTGTCGCGCTGGTTTTAACAGCACGGAACAACACGCTGCGCGATGCAACGCCTGTACCAACGCCAACCAGCGTCCAGCCTGTGCCTGCCGTGATGGTAGGAACGCCGGTGCTGGTAGCAATCAAAGCAAACTCAAACGACGAGTTAACTTTGGCGCTGCTAACGTCAGCGTCAACAACGCTAACAGCAGGAAGCGCAAGGTCAGCAGTGCTGCTTGACGTGTATACAACTGCGCCGCCAGCCAAATCGGCAGTGGTCAGCGTAACACCCGCGGTGTACGCGGTAGGGATTGCGGATACGCCCAGCGTGACTTCGCCGAGGTTGCCGTCGCCAACTTGATAACCGCCGGCGCCATTAGGTAGAATAGCCATGATATAAATCCTTTAAAAAGTTTGGCCCCCGGCGAACCGAGGGCCATGTTTAAATTAACCCCACATCCGGACGGCCATTTGCGGACGGATCGTGCTGTAGCCATACAGAACGTCAATACGGCAAGGCATACGGTCGTTGTTGATGTCGTACTGACGAACAACGCGAAGCGAGATGCCGTTGTGTACCTGACGCGAAGCCATATCTACGCCTTGTGGGAGCAGAAGGTCGGCGGTTGCGAAGGTGATGGCGTCCTTGTGGTATACAAGGTTCTGAGCGTACTGACCGCCTGAAGCACCGACAAAAACAACTGCTTGGCTGTTGGCAGGCAGTGCATTGACGGTAGCAAGCGCGTGACCAGCCGAGTAGATCGGTGCAACAGTGAGGCTGCCTGCGCCAGAGCCGTTGAGCAAGACATCAGCCAATGCAACGAACTGGAACAACGAACCTGTGCTTTCACGGGTCTGTGGGTTGACAGCAAAGCAACCGTTTACAGTGAACACGTCACCAGCCTTGACGGTGTCGTTAGCGCCAGCGCCAGTGATGGCGATGGTGGTTGCGCCTTCTGCCGTTACAGCAGCCGAAGTCGAACCGCCAGTTGCGTCACGCGTACCAGTGGTGAACTGCTTGATGGACTGCGACATATTGATTTCGTCGAAACCAAGTACGCCAGTACCCATCATGCCGTTCTTGAACTGCTTGCTGATCGTGTCAGTTGGGTTGAATAGACCCTTCATGCCTTCGACC